ACAACAAATTTTAATTATCTTCAACCGACCTCGTTCAAGATAACAATCGATAGGCAAAATTATCCTAATCTAGAATTTTTTTGTCAGAGTTTCATACACCCAGGAATGATCATGAACGCTGTTGAAGTTCCTTATCAGAGGATTACAGGAGTTCCTTTAATAGGAGATAAATTAACTTTTAATGAACTTCAAGCAAATATAATACTTGATGAAGATTTAAAAACGTACGATGAGATGTATTCTTGGATGCGAAGAAATTTAGATATTGAACAAGTGGCACCGAGTCAAAGGTCAAAACCACAACCACCATCAATGTCAGATATCACTCTCTCTATATTATCAAGTCATAATAATACTACAAAAACAATAAGATATCTAGATTGCATACCAGTATCTTTAACAGATATACAGTTTGAGTCAACTTCTGGTGGAGAAAGTTTTTTAGTTTTTGGTGCATCTTTTAGGTTTACTTATTTTGAGTTGCAAGGAGCGTCATACACTACAAATGTAGATGGATCCCCAAGCATAACAGTGAATAGGCAATCTATATAAATAAATTTATAATTGGAGTATATAATGATTGATTTGAAAAGCATCCACGATATGTGGGAAAAAGATTGTGTTATTAATGATATGAAACTTGATGAGTCCTCTCGTCAAACACCAATCCTTCACGCAAAATATCTACAACTATTATCGACTGTAAAACTTCAGTTGAAAAGAGCAGAGTTTTCTCAAAAGACTTTACTCAAGCAAAAGTGGTTATGGTATAATGGAAAGATGGATCCGATCGCGATAAATGAACTTGGATGGGATCCTGATCCTTTCGATGGGTTAAAGGTTCTAAAAGGTGATATGAATTTATATTATGATGCTGATCCAGAAATACAAAAGTCGGAAGAGAAAATACAATATTATAAAACAATAATTGAGACACTTACTGATATCATAAGTAATATTACTTGGCGTCATCAAACTATAAAGAATATGATTGAATGGAAAAAATTCTCGTCCGGAAACTAAATCATGCTAATTTACATGTACAATGTGATAGTGGCACTGCACAGGAACTGAGAGAGTTTTTCTCATTTTATGTTCCTGGATATCGTTTCATGCCTGCATATAAAAATCGTATGTGGGATGGAAAGATAAGATTATATGATGTGAATACAGGTGAACTTCCTGCAGGTTTATTTTATCATCTTCATAAATTTTCTAAGTCTCGTGGATATATAGTTGAATCAGAGAAAACCAACTATGGAATGCCACACGAAAATGCTACAATCGATATTCAGCAACTTGCCAATTATATTGACAGTCTCGGTCTTCCTTTTCGTCCTTATTCATATCAGTTATCTGGCATTGAAGAAGGACTAAAAAGAAAAAGAGCAATTCTCATATCTCCTACTGGTTCTGGCAAATCTCTTATCATTTATATCCTTATAAAATATTGGTTACACTTACTCACTAGCGGATTGAAATATCCAAAAGGTGGAAGAGTATTAGTGATTGTACCGACTACTGGATTAGTTGAGCAAATGCACGGAGATTTTAAGTCATATGGACAAGATGAACGTGGTATGCATCGAATATATTCTGGTAAAGATAAAACATTTGATGCCTCTATTTGTATATCTACTTGGCAGTCAATATATAAATTACCAAAAATATGGTTCGAACAATTTGGTATGGTTATAGGAGATGAGTGCCACGGATTTAAATCAAAGTCACTCATGAACATTATGAATAAAGCAACAGAGGCAGGATATCGCTTCGGAACGACAGGAACACTTGATGGAACTCAAACACATGAACTGGTCTTACAAGGTCTCTTCGGACCAATACACACTGTTACCTCAACAAAACAATTACAAGATGACGATACGTTGGCACAGTTACATATCAAAAGAATTATTTTGGATTATGGCGAAAAGGAACGATTGGACTTTGGACAAAGGACGTACATGGACGAGATCGACTATATTGTCACAAACACCAGACGAAACAACTTCATACGAAACTTAGCAGTTGATCAAAAAGGTAACACACTTGTTCTTTATAATTATGTTGAAAAACATGGTAAACCACTTTTTGATATGATAGATAACAAAGTAGGTAATAATAGAAAAGTATTTTTTGTGTCAGGACAAACAGATACTTCAGATAGAGAGGCAATCAGAGGTATAGTTGAAAAGCAAAAAAATGCTATTATTGTCGCTTCTCTCGGAACATTTTCTACTGGTATAAATATTAGGAACTTACATAATATTATATTTGCTTCACCAAGTAAATCACAAATCAGAGTTTTACAAAGTATAGGCAGAGGATTGAGAAAAAGTGATAATGGGAAACCAACTAATCTTTATGACATAACAGATAATTTAAGTTGGAAGTCTCGTAAAAATTTTGCTCTTATACATTCAGAAGAAAGATTAAAAATTTATGAGAAAGAAAAATTTAACCATAAAACCTATAAGGTCGATATAAAATGACAGATATAAAACAATTTAAACTGACTAATGATGACGAAATTATATGCCAAGTTTTACAATATGATGATCCTGATAATGCTGCGATGGTTGTTAGAGGAGCAATGAAAATTATTGCTGCAGAAGATTATTCTCGTGGAGTTAGATTTTATGCATTTAGACCATGGATGGGATTCACTGATGGACCAGAGGAATTACATACTTTAAATGCTGCGCATATCATAGGTGAGATGAATCCATCAGATTCGTTAGTAGATAATTACCTACAAACGATCGCAACTGTAAAAGAAAAATTTAAAAAGAAAGATATGCCTCTTGATGATATTGCTCACAAAGTTGAGAATATGGAAGAAGATGAATTCAATGAATTTTTGGATAAATATTTAAAAGATAGTAAAATAGATTTATTTAATCCAGATGATTTAAATTTGGATTCTGATATGGGTAGTAACATAATAAAATTTAAACCAAAGGGAACAATGCACTAGTGCCATATTTAAATCACAACTTACCACCATTCAGTGCTTATATAAGAAACGAATATCTTTATAACCATCAAGAAGGTCATGGAGAGTTTACGTTTGCAGATGTTCATACAGTAAACAGTATAGAAAGAAGAGCATTATTATTTGAGTGCCTTTTACCTAATGGTGTCAACTGGACAAGAAGACCAATACATGCTTTTGTATGGAAAAAAGATGCACCTATCTATCCACTCAACATACATCAATATTGGGATTGTTTCAGTCCATATGTCGATGTACAAAAAAGAAATAGGCTCGCGAACGCGAGAGCAGAGTTAGTCGACTGGCATGGCGAAAAAAGAAAAGGAACTTACATGTTCACCATAGATTGGGGATGGGAAAGTAAGGCAATATTAGACACAAACTATAGTGAAGATCCAGAGCATAAGTGTGCGCACATGTTTAGGATGGACGATGGTAATTTTTTTGCTTATCCTAATAATAGATGTATATGGTACGATGACTCTTTTATGGAGAAAAGAATAGAAGGTAATCCTGGATATCTTATCGATCAAAGTTTTTACACAGTCGAAAATACAAGAGAAGATACTATTACAGATGACTCTTATTTTACACAGTGGGAACAAGAAAAATCAGACCGATTTAATTTAGAAAATAAAAATGAAGATATTTTATGATCATATTTATGGTAATACAGCACTGTATGACATAGTATATGGACTCGCATTAGCAGAAGTTGAAGCAGGCGAAGAAGATCATGCATTAGAATTAGGTTGGACACCTATGGATGCATTTTTCTATAAAACTGATAAACAACTATGGATACAAGCAAGAACCACGAGGATAGATTTAATTAAATTTAGTATCAAGAGGAAACATAAAAGATATTTAAATCAAAATATCGATACTGAATACTTTTCTAATAAAAATCCTTGGAAAGATGAATGTAAATTAATATTTAAAAAATATTGTGAATACAGAGGATATGATGATTACAGTGATGATTTAGTTGATAAAGAATATGGTGATAAAGATTATTTCATTTATTGGCACGAAAATAAAATCGTTGCTTATACTCAATTGACAAGATATAATTACAGTATAGTTGCAGGAGAGTTTGCTTGGAACTATGAAACACCAAGTCTGGGACTAGGAACTTTCGCGCAAAATTTTGAGTGCCTAAAATATCGTGAACTAGATTTTAAATATTATTACTCCTCCTATGCATACGAAAAAGTGTGTGATTATAAATCTCATTACAATGGATTTGAGTGGTGGAATGGAAGAAAATGGAGTGATGATAAATATGTACTCAGAGATTTATTAAAAAAAGATACAGAAGTTAAAAGTTTAGAAGACTTGCATAATAGGCATAAAGATTATTATCAAAAAAGTTAGGGGCATATTCCCCTTTCCTGCGATGATATCTTATTATATCATAAAAATCAAGTTTAGGCAAGCGTTATTTCTTCTAATAAAATGAAAATATATCTATTTACTATTTTGTAAAAATTTAGTATAATATAAGTGATTGAAATGAAAGGATTCGTTATGGCTCGTACCAAAAGAAAAAGTATCCATTATGTTAATAATGCAGACTTTTCTCAAGCAGTCGTAGATTATGTTAGATCAGTGAATGAAGCAAAAGATAATGGTAAAAAAATCCCCAAAGTAACAAACTATATTGCGCAATGCTTTCTTAGGATTGCCGAAGGATTATCTCATAAGTCTAACTTTATCCGTTATACTTATAGAGAAGAGATGGTAATGGATGCAGTAGAGAACTGCCTTAAAGCAATAAGCAATTATAACATAGAAGCAGCAACAAGAACAGGCAAACCTAATGCCTTTTCATATTTCACTCAAATAACATGGTTCGCATTCTTAAGAAGGATAGCGAAAGAAAAGAAACAACAAGATGTTAAAATGAAATATCTAACATCTTCTGGTATAGAAAATTTTCTGATAAACGAAAACGGAGACGAAACAAGTAGACAGGTTGCTGAATTTTTTGTCGATACTCTTAAAACTCGTATTGACAGAGTGAAATCTATCGATAATAACTTAAAAGAATATGATAAAACAGAAAAAAAGAAAAAGAAAAGATCAGTAAATGTTGATTCAGATTTGAGTGAGTTTATGAAATGAAGATAGCGATATTGAACGATACAC